TTCGGGTAGATGCGCCCAGCTTGCCGTAAGGACTCCTGCAGGGTGGCGATACGACGTTCATACTCCTCCAGCAGGATGGCGGTTTCTTCCTGCCCTGTGGGTGTTTCCATTTTGGAAACTGACATTTTCAAGCCTCCCTTATTTTTTGTTCAACAATGTTTCACGTGAAACATTCGCATAATGTATTCTCGACAAGCATGAAACTACCTCTCCCAGACCGTCAGGGATGTTTCCGGTTTTTTCCTTTTTCCGTCAACCTTCACAACTCCAAGGAGGAGGTCTATTTTGCAGTCATCGTCCCATACCTTCGCCTCGGTCATAGCATCAAGCAAAAGCTTGTACCGATTGTCGATATCCCAACGCCCCCTGCTTTTCACAAAAAATTTCACGATAACTGCCAATCTTCCAGTAAGCGGTTTATGCTTATATGCTTGCCTCGCTTCATAGATGGCTCCACTTTTCCAAGCCGAGGCTTTCTCAGTCAGGCACTTTCCCCTGCCCCCTCGCCTTTGGTAATATGCTTGCCAGAGGGATGGAGGCAACCCGGATAAAATTATTTCAAATGCCTGCTTTTCCATTTTTTACCCTCCGCTTTTCCGATAATGTCATCGCATAACTGTACAACCGTGAAGCTTTCCTTTCCCCCATACTCATTTTCAAAAAGGTAATGCTTCCCGTCCGGAGTGCTTCCGGGAACCGCCTCTATGTACCGCATCGGTCTTTTGTGGTTTTTCATCCTGTACAGCTCACCGGGACATAACGGCGGGGCCTTTATTTCCTTCGGCTTAGATTCCTCTTTCGAGGTCACCCTGTGCCACGTTTTTTCAGACTCCTTTTCATAGTCCTCCCCATGAGTTTTCCAGATGGAGATAACCTGCTGAAAATACGGGAGCCGTATTCCATGGGCCATCGCAACCATTTCCTCGCTGTCAAACTGAAGCCCCCTGAGAATCAGCGTTTTATGGCTTTCCATGTACCGTCCCGGGGAATGCCTATAGACAATCCCCAGAGCGTTTTTTTTCACAGAACGTCCCATGGCCTAAAACGGAATGTATTCATCTTCTTCATTCTCGATTCCACCATCAAACTTTTCCCCTTCCGATGAGGACTCGCGGGACTGCCCGTCACCGAGGAAGGTCACGCCAGAAGCCACAACATCCGTGGCATATTTGCTCTCCCCGTCCTTCCCCTCATATTTCCGTACTTGGATCCGTCCTTCAACAAGGGCGCGACTTCCCTTCTTGAGATACTTTTCGCAGTTCTCAGCCTTAGCTCCCCAGACCGTAACCGGGATAAAATCCACCGATTCCTGCAATTCGCCGTTTTTGTCCTTCCATGCCTGATTCACAGCTATGGCAAATTTCGCATAAGCAGTCCTATCTGCCGTGTATTTAAGCTCCGGGCTTCTTGCAAGATTTCCCATCAGGATTACCTTGTTGAATCCTCTCGCCATCTTTCCTTTCCCCCTTTATGATTGGTTACTCCGCGCCGTAAAGGACGTGGCAAATTCCGGAGTTCCGCGCTTCGATTCTTTCTCCTGCCGTTTCTTCTCCTGCCATGCGCGGTACCGACCGCACATCTGATACCCAACTACATATACAGGCCCAGACCGGGAATCTTTCTGTTGCACGACCCAAAGCTTCCCCTCATTTCCACACTCCCACGGGCAGCGGTTCATCTCCCTGTAATACGCACATTCGTCCTCACTCCGTTCAACCTTGAGGAAATCCAGAATGTCACCAACCAATTCTCCGCGAACCGCGTTCGGAAATTCCTTCCGCACCATTGCAAGGACGTCCTCAACTATTTTTTCCTTCGATCGGAACCGGATTCCTGTCTTGTGCTGTCGGAGAAAAATCCCCGCGAGAATGCTCCTCGCCTTTTCCCCTATCCTCACTGGCTCCTTCCCTGCCATGCCTTTTTCCTCCCCCCGCCTCCGTGGTAATTCCCCTCAACAACCTTGAGGAAATTTCCGGGCTTCAAAAGCCAATCAAAGCTAAACCAACAGTTTTCCATTATCAGTTCGCTTTTCGTGCAAAACTTGAAGAACTTCTCCCATGTCGCGATTTCACGAAAATCTCCCATTTCCCTGTCCTTCCAAAGGGCCTTGATTTTCGCTTTCCGGGTTGCAGAAAGTTCCTTGAGTACAGGTTTTCCAAGAGACCCAAGAATTGAATTCCATAATTCCATTATTTGCGAATAGGGAATTTTCATCCTTGGAGGGGAGGGCTTCACTTTTGCAACTGTCTGACCACCCCCTTTCGGGTCGGAAGCGGAGCTTTCGACATACGAAGGTTCTAATGGAGAGGAAAGGAAAGGAGAGGAAAGGAAAGGGGTATTAGTTTGGGTATCCTCTGAGTATTCGTTTAGTATAGGGTTAGTATCTCCTGAGAATTCCTCACCTATAGCTTGTAGTAAATTCTCTTCAGAATCCTTGTTCCCATCCTTTTCTTTTTTCTTGCCCCATCTAGCATTCACTGCTTTTCGGGCTTTCTCGCTTCTTGCCTTTGCATTCACTACCCACGGCTGATGCTCCTCCCAATCATGGAGAAAATAGACGCCTTTTTCATCCTTCTCCAAAAAACGGCATGTGAGAAGAGCCTCAATAAATTCATTGGGGTTTCCTTCCCACCCTGCTTCCAATGCAATGTCCACCTCATCCATTCCGGAGAGAATCCCGTCCGGGTGGTTCATCGCGGAGGCAATCCACAGGTCAATCAAGTAGTCTGTCGCTCCGGCTCCAAGGAGCATTTTCAGACGTTTCCTCTTCCTGTGGTTCAAAAATGACACGGAAATTCGAATATCAGTATTCATCTCATGCCCCAAAAGGGGGGATTAAACCCCCCCGTTCACATCCGAATCAAAGGGAAAACCCGGGAAAGGGCTACCCTTTTCTGAATCAATCCCAAGCTCAGAAAATGCCGGGTCTTCTCGAAGAGAACTTCCACCACTTTCCGAATGGGATTCTTGAATCAAAAATTCCTCAAGTTTTACAACGTCCTCCAAACTCCAAGATTTCGACTCCTCTTTTGGAACAAGCAATTTGATAGCCTGTTTTGCAGACTCCTCGCTTCCGTTGCAAAGCTTCATAAATTCGTTCCAAACTTTTTTCTTCCTATTTGCAAGGGTATTTTTTCCCTTGACCGTTGACACCTTTTCCTTGAGGGTTTCAATCTGCTTCACAGTGCTTTCCGGAAGAACAACATCCACGATCTCTGCTTTTACAGGGGCTTCATTCTCAGCTTGTCCCATCTCCTCAACCGAGTACAGACCTGAGAGTTCCTGCGGAAAGGCTTTTCTCAAAGCCAACGCTTCTGCGCAATTACCACAAAGCATTGAGAATCCATTTCTACGGACAACAATCACGCCGCTCGGGACTGTCACGCACCAGACAACTCCGCTTATGTTTTTGGATAAATGCAGAGATGGGCGCGTTGAATTCCCCTGTTTGAATACGGGAATTGTGTCTCTTTCGCTGATGGTGAGTTCGTAGTTAATGCCACCAATATCTGACTGTCGTTTTTTGCGATTTGAAACGGAATATCCGGCCTTAACTGCTAAAAACTCAAACGCTGAAAGTCTTCCAACATCTGAAATGTAAATTCTGCGAACGCCTGTTTTTTTGTTTGTATGTCCGTCGAACTCTTGCCAGGCATCTACGATTGTCTTTGCGTCTTGTGGTGTTATGGACTTCGTAAACTCTTTCATCAGTTGTTTATTGCTATCGATAGCCGCTGACAAAAAGTCTTTTTTGTAGTCGAAAACAGCTTTGTCGAAATTTGACGTAATCGATCGACCTGATTTTACAATCACGGTACGTCCCGCCGCGTGCTTAACTCGTTCGTTGTTGTGCAATCCAAGAGTTCGAAGCGTTGCTATTTTGTCTGTCCTTGACACTGCGATTTCCCAACCCGAACCGTTTCTAAAATATCCATCAGCGATTACATACCCAACTAATTTCATAAACGGATGATTGCTTGCAACTACTTTGGATACTTTTCGCGGGATACTCCAAGGTCCTCTACTATGGCTAGTCTGGAACATTCCCCAAGCCTCAACCTTGCCAAAGGTGGTTATCATGTCGTGATTTGGAGTAACCTTGAAATTTAAGTCGTCTGATTCATATGTCACCATGTCGCCTGAATACTCTTGTGAGAACGGTCGGGAATTGGAAGGTACCAATTCCCCACTTTCGACCATCATGACATTCGCATCGCCTACGTCTTGGAAACGCCGGAATCCGCAATCTGTGAGGACTTCTGTTTCCTCGTCAAAGCACTTTGCAAGCATTACATCCGGCATCTTTCCCCAGAGGCCGGAGGGCTTCCCGTCCTTTCTCGTCTGGACGTATCCTGCATACCTAGCGACCGCCCAGAGGACTTCCTTGAAATCTGCCCTCACAACTCCCACCTTCGCCGCTGTCGGAGGCTTGTCCGAAAGCCACACGTCACGCCACTCTCCATCAGGGCCACACCAAAACGGCCCAATCTGCCCCTGATATTTTTCCGACCGTTCAGCAATTAACCGCATCCCGTCAATGGAGGTTTGGATATTCATAACCTCTTTCCCCTCACGGCTGTCCCACCGCTTGATGCAGTAAATTTGACGTGCAAACGGGTCAAGACCTGTTCTCGTACACACCTGTACGAAAAGAGCAAGTTCGTCATCGGTCGTTTCCCTCGCGATGGTTCTCTTGAGGAGTTCGACCTGTTCTCTTCCCATCTGCTGTCCCTGAGAAACTGCAAGCTGGCTACTCATTGCTCATTCCTCCATTCTTGAGGAAGTACCCTGTAAACGGGCGCGACCCCTTTCCCCTCTTATAGAATCGTTCCATCTCCGAACCAAGCTCCGGATGCGCCTTGCCAAACCCCTTATGGTCGAAGGACAGGTTCCCTTCCCGTTCCTTCCAGTAGGCTCGAAGCCCTGCTCCCTCTGCCACCGATGCCCCCGCGAGGGACATTATTCCCTTGAGTTTTTCTTCCGCTCCCTCTTTCAATCCCTTGGCTTCTTCAAGAATTTCACGGGACATCCTGTATTCTTGAACGGCTTCGGCCCATTCATCACCGTCAATCTTCACAAGCTCTGAATCAGTCTGAAGAGGAGGAAGGTCAGTAAAGATCAACTTCTTCTCCCCCTGTCGTTCCTCCGGAGGAATTCTCTTCTGGACAAGCTCCCAAAAGGCAGACCCCTTGGAAATGATGTCCGAGATGATTCCCTCGTCCCTGTCCACGTCAAGCCATATCAGTTCCCAAAGCTCTGCATTAAAAATCGCGAAGCTTCCCCACTTTTTCTTGTCGGCCTCCAAATAATGCTGAAGCTGAATTTGCGTATACGACGGGATTCCCTCCCGCTTGACCATGGAAAAAGAGCGAAGGCCGAGACACTTAATTTCAAGTATCCCGACTCCCCGCCCTTTCATTCCGATAATTTCACGGTCAACATTTCCAAGCATCCAAGGATGCAGATTATTCCGTATCGTCCGATTGACCCTGCGAACCTTTCTACCTGTTATTTCTGCATACTCCTGTGCAATAAGGTCTTCCATCTTCTTTCCTCTCCGCATTGCAGGAGTCTCTTCCTTTGGAGCGCGAAGCCCAAGCTTCTCCTCCCAGAGTTCACGCGGGGTTGTGAATGGATGCCTCTCTCCGAGCAGAATCACCGGAGTATCACTTCCTCCAAGCCCCTTCCTTCTTTCTTCCAACCACTCTTCCCGTGTATGAGTGCTGACCCTAAACTTTGTTCTCATTCAAACCGCCTCCCGTGGTATAATGAGGCTGGCGCGTGGTACGCCAGTATCTCCTATCGGCCTCCGGGAAACCGGAGGTTTTTTATTCGTCTGAAGGAATCTCTTTTTCATATTCCTCGCGGTTGTCTATCCCTGTACCGAGGTCAAGGAATACCTTCAGTTCTCGTTCCTCTTCATCTTGCGTTTCCGTAAGGGGCGTGATATTATCTTTCATGCAGACATTACTCCTTTCCTTCCTTTGGGGCCGCCCTTCGGGGCGGTCTTTTTTTGTCTCCAAAAATCACAACAGACTCCCAGAAACGAAATGAGCGCAAGTACTCCAAAAACTTTGAACGCGAGCACCTGTTCGAAAACCATCTGCTCATCCATCACCTTCCCTTCCCTCCGAATATCCGGGAGGCCGCTCTTGCAAACCCACGGCTCCACTTTTTTCGATACGGCCCACCTATCCCCTTTGAGATAGCAAGCATGTAAAACAAACGTATCATTTTTTCCCCTCCCCTTCCGAAGCGTTAACGGACTCTCACTCTTCCATGGTTCGTCCCACGGAGGACTGCGTAGGGTTTTCTCCCTCTTTCAGAAAAAACTTCCAAAGGGGAACCCCTAGCCCGTCAGCTATCCTTTCTGCCGTGTCTATAGACGGATTCGATTTTTCCCGCTCAATGTCAGAAAGAAAGGATGGACTGATTCCAATCTTTCCCGCAAATGACCGTAAGGTTACATTTGCGGTTTTCCGCAAAAGACGGATATTTTTTCCTATCTTCATCTCAGCACCTCCTTTCCTCAAATCAAGTTCGTTATATACATATATTACCACTAAAAACTGTCCGTTGCAAGTGGATTTTCCTATTATTTACCGTTTTATTTATGTCTGTAAATAACGTACAATCTTTTAGGGAGGAGTGATTTCATGTCTGTTTTGGGAGAGAGAATCAAAAAACTACGAGGGGGCGAAAATGAAATGGCTTTCGGAGAGGTTGTAAACTTTATTCCCGTGAGGAAGGACATGGTAGGAAATTCAGACGAAAAATCGTATTTTGCGGTGGAAGTATCGGGGCGTTCCATGGAGCCTAAAATTACAGACGGCGCGACTGTGCCGGGGGAATTGAACTACGGCTTCTTCCTAAAAACACAAAAAAGCCCGGCGTTTAACCGGGCTTCCTTGTCGTATCTTTCACTCGTTTTTTCCGAGTTTCTCTTAGGTTGGTGGAGTTA